AATTTGGTTGATTTGATTTAGCGTTAAATCGATCGAATAATCCCATTAGCATATAATATACCATAAATACAAATTACCCGACTTGAATATCAATCTCCGTTTCTGGTTGTGTCGCAAAATAGGTAGCAAGTGCTGAAGCGACCGCTGCACAAACGGCCACTCGACTAGCACGCCTTCCGATGATCCATGACCCATCCCCATAGGGCAGTTTCGCAGCGGAAAGTGTTTGTTGGGTCAGTTCATCCTGCCCACCATGCTGTAATCGATGTGAATTTATTGCGCCCAGCCATCGATCACAACTTTCAGCATATATCGCCCCATCCATATCTGTAATGGGAATTCCAGCAGGAACTAACCGACTTGCAACGGCTTGTGCAGTCCTTTTGGAATAAGCGACAGTCTGAACATTGTATTTTCTAACATAAGGCGCAATATCATTTGCAACGGCTAAATCATTTATTGAATAATCATTTGACCAAGTATGTAATAAAACTAAATTAAATCTTTCGCCAAAAAGTTTTTGGGTAGCAACTAATGCCGCAAATTTTCGATCCGGAGATAAATCTAATCCAAGCCATGTAGGTGCTTCGGGATCTAAAGGTATCGGCTCCACCTGACATAAAGCCCACTTTTGTGCATCGATTGCTGAATTGATTGTATCGACCCATTGACATAAAACTTCAGTTCGCACAATATCTGGAGGATCATTAATTACGGCTCGAAGGTTATCTGGGTGCATTGTGATGCTAAGCGATGGGTTGGCTTGAGCAAATGCCGGCCAGTTTATATCACCAGACGGAAGGAGTATTGGTGCATCAGGTTCAGCACTCCACTCAAACCAACCTATCGTGTCGGAGGGGTTTGTGGAGGAGGCTAATCCACGCTCCCTAAGTTTATTAAGAATAACTGAATGTTGATCTCCAGCATTTGAATAAGTCCACACCTGTGGATTTTTAGATGCCATCATGGTGTATCGCATTGATGACCAAGCATCCTCATCTTTATATTCACGCAACTCATCAAGATGAATCGTGGATGGCGCAGAAATTCCTCGGCTCGCATTGTTTGCAGCCTTTACAACAAATCGCCTACCGCCTTTAAGTTCCATTTCCTCAGCACCATGTTGCCATCTAATCTTTTTTACTTCAGACGCTAGTTTGTCATTATTCTCAATAATCCCAACCATCTGCCTAAAAGTTTCCAATGAGGTTGTAAGTCGGTGCGCTGATGATAGTTGCAGATTCTCGCCCCAAATATACATGCCGGTTAGGATACGCAAAAGCATAAATGTGCTTTTTCCATTCTGCCTAGCCAAAAGCAAATTATTTAACTGACTGTGCCACCGGCCATCCTCTTTGACTTTATGACCATGAATAGCCACAAACTCTTGCCAAGGCATAAGCGGTATGCCGATCTCCTTAGCAAACTCGATCATTTCATGACCTTTAGACGGCAAATCATTTAAAGGAGAGTGAATTCGGGGAGTTTGCACACCTCCTAATTCTGATTGAGGTTTAACTCCTTCGATTAATTCTTTTTCAAAGTTGTTCAAATCGATCCAGTCTGATCGTGGGGGATTGAGGTATTTCGTGGGTTAGAAAGGGAAAGGGAGGTCGGTGGTGTTCTCTTGCCTACAAAAAAACGCCCCCCTTTGGCTAAATTGCACTTGTAACAGGCACTTAATAAGTTTTCATCATTATCTAGCCCACCAAGCCTTCTCGGAATTACATGATCAACTGTGTCTGCTTCCTGCCCACAGTATTGGCAGATGAACCCATCACGCCTAAGTATCCGCTCTCTAATAGACCGCCATTGTCTTGTAGATCCTGTTGATCTTAATGCACTCTTACTCAATACCATCCCTTAATCTTATGATGTGCCAAAGCATTACAAGGATTACTATAACGCTTTTGTATGTATTTAAGTTGCCAATCAATTTGCTTAAACCCATCAACTGTACTTAACCACTTAGATCTACCTTGAGGAATACCATAATGACTACCATTCTTGGCTTTTGGATTCCATCTTGATTCTTTGTAGTTTAATTCATCTAAACAATAGAATTGATCTAAGTTGTTTAACTGTATGAAAGCCCATTGTCTGTAATGATTAGTTTTATCTACTGCAACGGAATCATCTTTTAATAAGCCTATTGTAATGGCTAAAGACAGAGATATCACCAAACCAAACCTTGCGATCTTTCTGCTTCGCAGATCGCCCTTTCGCTCTGAAAGCGAATTTGCGTTTAAGGGTATCACATCACTCCAAATCTTACGGCGTGTCAGCGTGTCTTTCATATAGACATCCATCCTATGTATTGTGCATCCGGATTATCTAAAAGCCATTGCTTATGCAATTGATTCTGATAAGCCCAATTGATTTCATGTGTCATTTCATCATGATCAGCGCACATGTATGGCACTCCTTATCTGCAAACATCCATGATCCGCATTTAGTGCAGCGCATTACAGGTTCCTGAGTGTCAGTAGCCTCTGCTATATTCTTAGTACCAACGGCGCAGCATTTGAGGCATTGATACACCCTAAAACCATCGGCCTCTGGGTATCCATCAAGCCATTCAAATTCAGTATTGGCTGAGCAGAAATTGCATCTAAAATTAACCATCTTTACCAGCCCAGCCAGTACCTTTAAAAATTGTTGGAACTGCAACATAAACCCTTCGTAAAGGTGTGTTGCATACTTGACATTGAGGGATTTCATGATCCATTGGTAATTCCAATATAATCAGCGTTCCCTCAATATCACAGGCATAATCGTAATTAGGCATGATACGGAATCCTGTTTATTGCGTGGCAGGAATAGCATCGAAGCAGATCGCCCTCATGAAGTAATCTGTCATCGTTGCATAGATCGCAAGTAACTATTGATGGCTCGACTTTAACTCCGTCATCTGTAAAAGTTGCAGTTAGACCAGAGCCATCAATTATCTGTAATTCACCCATTTATTCACCTCCTTCAAAATACCATTTCCCATTGGCTGTAAGTTTTGCCCATTTAGGTTCACATGCTTTTGCTTTACAAACATATCCATAATAAGGCTTACCTCCTTTAGAAATTCCCTCTTTAAGAATATGACCATGTTGGCACGCAGGTGGCTCATTAGGTATTGTTGCTGCTATTTGATCGACAACCTCACCAACTGACCAAACAACAGGATCAGCAGGTTTGTCGGCTGCAAAACTATCCCTTAATATTGTTTCAATTTGTGCTGACTTGGATCCTGCTTTGCCATACATGTTTTGCCGGCTTTCCAACTTCTCCTTAAAAGATGATGGTGCAACCACCTTGCTCATTTCCTCTTGAGATGCTCTTTTGCCTTTAGCAGCAAAACCTGCGTTTGCAAGTGCTCTGCCAATCGCTGAAGTTTCGCAATTCTCCAATGCAGAAGTTGAATTGACACCACGATCCGAAATTGTTTCAAAAGCAAGCCCAGTTGCACATGGCTTTGCGTCCGCTTCCGTTTTGAATAATTTACAAAATACAATGAATCGAGTGTTAGATGCCTCGATGAGTTCAGTTTCGATCCTGTTGTCAGGAAATTTTCCATGCCATTTCTCCAATCTTGATTCGACTGTTTCATAATCCTCTAAATTAAATGCCATTATCAATCCTCCCAATTTTCATCTTGGACTGCATCGAGAACTGTCTTATAGACAGAGCCATAGGCGATGAAGTCTTTAATACTGTCGTAATGATCTGGGGTTTCACTAAGCCTAGAAACCTTGACCAATGCCATACATAACGCAGCCTGATGTGGTGTGATAGGGAAGTCGAGATATGCAGACCAAAGACCTGCAATTCGTTTGTGGTTATAGTAAGGATGTCCGTACACGCTTCCACGCTGTTGGATCGTAGTAATGACCTCATCTAACAACTGCTCAGTTTTTGTCATAATCAAAGACTTCATCTGATTGCTGCTTGTTGTTAATCATTCTGCGGTGCATATCCCAACCGATTGCCCTGCCACGCCAATACGCACGATTGTAAATTTCGGTTTGCCATAAATTAACTGCGTAGGCCAATAAGCCTGTTGCTATCATAAACCATAAAATGGTTACTCCGTTGATTTTCATTTTGTTGCCCACTCCCTTATTTGTTTAGGCATCGCAACCGGATTTCGGTCATCGATTACTGTATAGGTTGCTCCTGACGGATGAATTGATGGTGCAGTTGCAACATAACCTTTCCATTTGATGTCAATACCATCGTTTAACTTACCTCTAAATACATCAGATTTATTGGCTGTGTAATACAGGTGTAAGCCATCACCAGTTTGAACTGTATATGTTGGCTCAAACTCAGGCAGCAATTCACCACCATTGCGATGGTCAATGTCAAATACAACCAATCCTGATTGATAACAGGCTATACCAATGTTGATATTTTCATCATAGTCAAACCAAAAGTTAATTAGGTTTTGATCTGTGGTGGCTGATAAATAAGCCCTTTGAGCCAAGTCAAAGTGCGGATCTTTCTTGCGTGGCAACAATGGCAAAACTGCCCATCCTCGCTGTGCATAATCTAAGGCTTGGCCTCGATTATTTGTATCTAATAACATGTCGCTCCCTACATATCCACAGTATCTCTGTGAATACATAAAGTTTGACCTAGATCAAGTCTTTTATCTACCTGATCTCCGGCGTGTTCTATAACGATTAGATAACGCCAAGATCCTCAAGTTCATCGATATGATCATCAATCGTGCGGTCTTTATAATCTGTTTCACGCCCCATAATACCTTTTATTGTATCGGAACGATCCGTCATGGTTCACAGGCACCAATTCGACTGAATGACCGCCTTTACCAAAAGAAATTACTACAAATCCCATATTCCAATCGGCTGAGGCATATTTAAGGTAGGAGGCTTTGTTTTTCATGTCCATAAGATGACCGGCCTCAATGCCCCAAATCGTTGAATAACGGCCGTTTAAGCCTGTTTGGTGCCTTGTAGCACCCTGCCTATGGGTATGGCCACAAACAACGCTGTTACCCCACTTTTTGGCAAGATTTAGGGCAGTTATACCTGCATGCTTAGACATAACCCCTTCATCACCATGAGCCAAGAAAAAGCCACGCTCAAATTCATACGCTCGCTTATGGAATCTAATGCCAAGATCTGAGTACGCCATAAACTTTTCAAAGACTAACTCAGGCAATCCTAGGAGGGATGGTGCGCCTTTTAGTAATGTGGTAAATAATCGATCGGTATGGTTAGATCTAATGATGTCAGTTGTGCCTAGGTCAAAAAGAATCTCTTGGGCAATTGATCGCTCTTGATCTAATGTTTCTGTAAATTCAGTTTTAGTTCCTTTTACCCAACGGCTTTGAGAAGTCATATCCAGTTCATCACCAACATTTAACACAAAGTCAAACTTTTCGTGCTTGCTCATTTTAATGAGATTAGATACTGCTTTTGGGTGATGTAGTGGAATTTGGAGGTCAGGCGTGATCAAGTACCTTCGGTTGGCTTTAATCGTCATCCTCATCGTCAGTTGGATCTATGGATGGGATTATCCCACCATCGCCCACAATCCAATCAGGGAAAGTCTTATGTTCGGTCATCAACCAAAA